TTTTGTCGCAACCAAATATAAACATCGTCCGGCGCATTATCTTCATTTTCAATTTGAACACTAAACTGCAAGTTATATATGCCGGGATACGTCACCAACATTTTGGTTGTATCAACTACTGAAACTTCGTTAGAAAAATCAGTAGTGTTAAAAAATAACGCATAAGCAGTTGCGGGTACTAACGCAGCTTGTTTACCTACTGCCGCATCCCCAGATAAATGTGAAGCAGCCGTAGTACCTAAAGCCCCACGCACACACCCGGTAAACGATGTTGGTGTTGTACCCGTGTAGGTTATCGTTTCATTATTAATGTAAAAAGCTTTGGGTGCACCAACTGTAGCTGTTGGAAACGATGCAGTAGAAACTACAGGTATGGTTGTTACGGCATTATTAATACCCGCAGTTAACGTTGTTGCTGAAAAACAAGAAAACGCGCCATAGGGCACGATTAACCCTGCGCTTATATTCTGCGGGAAAAACGTTATCGTCATACTGCTTCACCACCACATGCAATGATTGTGCATCCAGTAGCACTAGCTTTAACCTGCATCGTATCTCCCGGATTTAAAACTATTGATCCTGTCCACTGCATAGTCGTAAATGCGGGTATTGCGTTGGAGTAAAGCAGCGCGTTGGCTGTGCCTGCTGTTCCACCAGTAGGTACCAAACTTACATAGATATTAACAACAGCCGCAGTCGTATTAATTACATCAAAGTCTTTTAAATACGTGCGCGTATCTGCTGGCACCGTGTAGAGCGTAGTGTATCCAGTAGTAATTGCAGTCTGGCCTAGCTTGACAGGAGTTATGGATTGGTAGTTAGCCACTAAAGAATCCCCCGCTATTGTTCAACCAAATCATCGTTTGATTGCGATCAATTTGGTCTTGGTATGGGTCTACCGTAGCCTCAAGCTGCAACACAAAATTATCTAGTGTGTTGAAGTACAACCGCAAAATATTATTAAGTTGATCTTGATACTGTCGGCTGTATTCTGTCGGCGCAACAGGGAGCGCAGGGGTTTTTGTCCGAGTAAGTACAAGCGATTCTGTAGTAACAATTTGTGTTGTCATCTATCTTCTACCGTCAGGACGAACATCAAGTCGCGGTACACCCAACTGCCATTGAGTTCCCAGCGTATCCGAACTTATCTTCAACGCCATCTGCCGACCTCGGATTCTTGTATACACAATCTGCGTAAACTGCTGCACGTTGTATGTCTTTTGATTTGCGTAAGACTGGGTTGACTCTACCGTTGGGCTTGCACTAGCACCGTAATTTGCGCCGGGGTTTTGCCGTGGCCTAACAGTGAATGTAACTTCAGGAAACGCGTTAGGCAACCCAGACATATCTGACCCATCAAACGTAATATCTGGGATAACACGCCACACAAACCCGTAGTTATGTCCGTCACCAATATCAAAATCAGACGATTGTATGTATGAATTAATTGGCACTACCTGTCCCGTAATTTCTTCATCGTCGGTACCGTTCTCATGGTACACAACTGTGTTGTTGTATGTCGCCCCCATAGGGTAATCGCGCAGAGGGGAATCTAGCCAAGCACTACGATCTAATGTGCCGTAATACCAAACTTTGTCCAAGTAATTGTAAATAACGTAGCGGTCAGGGCGAGTTGAATTAGCGGAGCAGTAGAACCACCATACTTCACTGTAGCCTTCGTTTGATCCAGCAAAGCACTGAAACTGTTGCGACGTATTAATATCATCAAACACATACTGACGAAGCGCGCATGGTAATGTTTCTACGCGACCTGAGTACGCATAGAATTTGTCTTTACCCATCCAGTACACAATATTGTTAGCCGCTGCAATAGCGTTAGGGCCAATAATAGAAATATTGTTTGATAGAATATTAAAGCCCCAAACAAATGGTGGCCCTAAGTACTGCATAGAATACGCAGCAGCATCTGTCAGAATAAATATTTCTTGTCGTGTTTGGATCGCTGTAATGATTTGCGAACCACTACTTAATCTAAAACTACCCGCTTGATTGGTAGCTGCCGGTGTCCATACTAAATAGTTTTCTTGGTCTGACCAACGAACAAGTAAAGGATCAGATTCCGAAGAACCGTAGTCGTTAGCACCAAAAGAAATTACAAACCGCGATGAATCCGACACCATTACAAAAAGTGATGACGATGGGCAGTTTTCGTCTGTTTGGTATGGGCTTTCTTCTAGTATGTAGGAATCGTCTTCTTGCAATATAGCGAAGTTATTTTCTTGCGCTAATATGGTTAGGTTTGTAGACGAAAGAACTTGCGATCTGTTGTATATTAAATCATTACTTGTGGTGTACTCAGGAAGCCACAAATACAAAGCCCCACCGCGAGGGTTGGATATTAAATAGTCGCCATAGTTTGCTTGGCTCCACAAACGTGGGATTTGTATATCCTGTGACTGTCCCCATCCACGGAAAGTCAATGTGGAGTAAACAACCGTTCCTGCGCTATGGGATTGCTCTGACAAGATAAGTGAACCATCTTCTTGCAGGATGTCGTAATTATTTTCTTGTGCAAGCGCAAGTGCCGTAGCGTCAGTATTTTCGTACCCTCGGATACACCCTAAAAACTGAGTTGAGTTTTTAGACGAATAGAAAATTAACTCGCCATCAATTTGAATTATGCCGCTTGCTGGGAACAAGTTTGTTGTGACTACGTTTATTGTGGTTTGTACAGAGTTAACTGAGCTGGTTAAGTAGGTGTTGTTTGCACCGTATGTTTGCCCACCCCAAAGCCCCGCACCCCATCCAGTTTGCGAACCAAAAATCTCAAAGCCAACATTAATTTGGTACTCAGCGTACGTGTTAGGGCCGCCGTCTCCAGTGTCTGAGCCATCAGCTAATACACCCACATCAATGGTGTAGGTGTTTGGGTCTAAATAAGTAACAACGTATTCTTGATTTAATACCGCAGCAGTTATGTTGCCACCCAAAGACTGCGCATCAAAGAAAGTTACCGAGTCGCCGGGCCTTACGCCATTGGCTACGTTAGTAACGGTTATGATGCTTGACCCCGGCGTTGCTGCAAATGTTACCGTCCCCGGTATCGTATCTTCACGAAGTGGTGTAACGTCGTTGTACACCCCGCCGTTCTCAATGTAGTACTTGGTGTTTGTGCCTACGGCTACTAAGTTGTAACCCTCGGTGGTAATCCAGTTCCAAAGTGAACGCGCAACACCGTCATAGGTATATGGTGCAATTGGAACCCAGCCGCCTAACTTTTGTGGGTAGCCTGAACGAAAACGAATCTTGTCGCACTCAAACCAACCACCCTCATTAGCAAGGGTAGTGCCTTCGCGGTTAACACCGGGGCGAAATTGGAGTAGCTGTAATGGCATTTTTACCCACCTAAGTACAAAGCACGTTCATCCTTGCGGCGGTTCTCTAATCCTCTTAGGACTTTGCCCCCGGCTTTGCAATACTTTAAAAATTCGTCTGCTGCACCCGCGTAATCGCCTCGGTTATGCTTTTGTCTGAGAGTACTACGCTGTAAAGTGCCTAACCCTAAGTTAAAGCTGAAGCTAACCAAAGCATCCATATAGCTTTGACGAGCGTTAGCAGCAGGACAATATTTAAGTACCCCACGTTCAAACCTCTCAAGGTCTTTTGCAAGTATCGCATTCACTTCTTCCATTGTAAACACACGGTTCCAGCCTTCTGGGCAGGGCAAACTTAGTCTGTCTTCAAACTTTACCTTGGCATGGTTAGGATCAATTACATGACCCACGCCGATTGTCCAAAGTCGGGCAGGGCAACGGTATGGCTTTAATCGCAAACCTTCATGGTGCGAAATCATCTTTAAAGCCTTTGGGCTTATCATTTGCCAAACGCCCTGCCGCCAAAATGAAACGCAATAATCGAAGCGAACAATGCCTGAGTCTCATTATCCCAAAGCTGATCAGCCAATACAGTAAACTCTACTCCGCTTGTAATCCCTTTGTAAGCCAAGGTTGCGTCAATAGCCACTAACAAGAAGAAGAATCCATAGGTAATAACAGGGCGCACACTCGCACGGAGGTCTTTCATCCACTGGGACGTACCTTCATTTAGGCTTGTATCGTGGGCAT